TCGACATCCCAACGGTGAACGTCACCCTCCAGGTCCCGCCCGAAAGCATCCAGGTGAACGTACCGCCCCAGCCCACCCCGGTCGTGAACGTACCTGCCCCGGTGGTCAATGTGACCGTACCCGAACGGAGGTCGTGAAACGTGGCAGAGGATAAAGTCAAGCGGTTTGTGTCCATCGTTTATACCGAAACAGAAGGCATTAAATTACAACGGCGCGACAAGCGGGAGCCGGATAGGGACTGGAAGGAAATCGCCCAAAAGCGGATCCAGTCGATTGTGCGCCGCCGGTTCAAACGCCAGAAGGCGGCTATCCTGGACTGGGTGCAACGGCAGGCAGTTTATACCAAAGCCCCCATCCCGCCGGATGACCTGTTCGAGGACGAAGAATGGGACATTGTGGACGAAGCCGCCATGATGCACATTATTTTGTGGGAGATGGGCAAGGGGGCTGACCGCTTTTCTTCATCCATCGGCATGACCTTCGACACGTCCGGCATCAATGTCAGGGCGGCGAAGTTTGCCCGAACTTATCTCACAAAGTGGCTGGCGGACCTGGACAGAACATCAAGGGAGATTGTGCGCAACGCCCTGGCATTGTTCGTTGAAACGCCCGGCATGACCATCGGCGACCTGGTGAAGATGCTGCCATTCAACGAGGAACGCGCCTTGAGGATTGCCGTTACCGAAACAACCCGCATCTACGCCAAAGGACAGATGATTGCCGCCCAGGAATTGAAAGAACAATACCCGGACGTGCGGATCATCAAAACCTGGTTCACGGATAATGATGATAAGGTATGCGAAATCTGCGGACCGCTGCACGGCATGACAATTGACGTAGACGAGCCATTTTATGACATCGAGGATGATCTATACCAGGACGGCAACCCCCCGGCGCACGTGAATTGCCGGTGCTGGATTGAGACAAGCACGGACATTCGGGGAACCCGCTAATGTCCAACGATTTATACATCCAGGTGGTCGGGCTTGACAAGGTGGAAGCCGCATTCAAGCGGTTCCCGGATGAGATTGAACAGGACATCGGGCAGGCGACTGCGGAAGCCGCCAAACTTGTCATCGCCCAGGAAGGGGTATCGAGCTATCCCCCTGCCACAGAAGCAAACGCCCCGCCAGTCCCCTGGTATGAACGAGGAAAAGGCATGTGGGTGATGTATCATGGTGAAGTCGTTATACGAAAAGAATCGGAACATTATGGACGAAACTTTGAGGTGGAAAAGAAGGGCATGGGGGTGACAATCCTGAATAAAGTTTCCTATGGTAAATATTTGGGCGGCGAACAGCAGGCGCGCCACATGGCACGGATTGGCTGGCGCAAGGTCTTTGACGTTGCGAAGGAAAAGCAGGCGGAGATCACCGAGATATTTAACCTGTGGATCGCCAGGCTAATTCGGCGGTTGAATTTGTAATAAGTACTTGACAGTTGTACAGACATTTGCTATCATAGGTGTACACACTATGACGGGCGAGGAATATCACCAACCGCCCAGGAAAGCGGGAACGTGTAAAAAGCGGACGTCATAGGCTTACGGTATAGGTGCTGAAGCACAAGTAAGGTCAAACGTGACTTTACTTGTGCTTTTCGTTTAAGGAGGTGTAATGGAACAAGATTCCACCACCATCACGCCCATACCAGAAGCGGGGGAAACGACAGAGAGCGTCAAGACCGGCGCACGCAACAGCCGCGATGATAAGGCGCGCATTCGCAAGGCGCGGGAGCTTGCCACAAATATTGTGGATATCACACGCGAACTGGTTCCAGATGACCAGGACTTGCCCGAAGGGGAAATCCCGATCAAGTCTGACGACCTGGTGCAGTTTGGCGATTGTGTCAAGGCAACCCGCCTGGAGGATGGCACTCTGAAATTAGGCGGCTACCTCATCCGCTATTCCACCGAGAACGACCCGGACGTGACCGGGGACTATTTCACCCAGGATACCGACTTTGGACACGACTTCCCGGCGCGCATGCCCGTGTATTTCCATCACGGTATGGACGCCAAGATGGGGAAGCGGCGATTGTCATCTGCCACATTGACAGAAGATGAATTCGGTATTTGGGCTGAAACAATCCTGCGGGATCGTGACGAGTATGAAAAGTTTCTCGCACAGATGGCGGAAGCGGGCAAGCTGGGCTGGTCATCCGGCGCGGCATCCCACCTGGTAGAGCGGAAATCAACAGGCAAGGCAAACCGGATTGACACCTGGATTATTGCCGAAGCTTCTCTGACACATACCCCAGCGGAGCCGCGCAACAGCGTCAGCCCGCTGAAATCAATTCACCCAATCCCTCAAGAGGAGGAAACAACAATGGAAATCACCGAAGATCGACTGACTGAACTTATTTCAGCAGCCGCAGCCAAAGCCGCTGAAGAAGCGGTCAAGTCCATGCCCGCTGTTACGCCTGCGGCTGGATTTGATGTGCAAGTGACCAAAGACGCTGGCGACCAGCCATTCAAAAGCGCGGGCGAGTTTTTCCAGGCAGTCAAGAACGCTGCCCTGTACCCGTCATCCGCCGATGAACGACTGAAATCCCTCAAAGCCGCGTCCGGCATGAGCGAAGGCGTCCCCGCCGATGGCGGATACCTGGTATCCCCCACCATCGCTGGCGGCATCGTGGAGAAAATGTACTCCACCGGTAGCATCCTGTCCCGCGTGGCGATGGATAATATCGGACCCAACAGCAACGGCATGACCTACAACGCCATTGACGAATCCAGCCGCGTGGACGGCAGCCGCTATGGTGGTCTGCAAGGCTATTGGCTGGCGGAAGCCGGAAGCAAAACCAGCAGCAAGCCGAAGTTTCGCCAGGTTGACCTCAAATTGAAAAAGGTCGCGGCACTGGCTTACGCCACAGATGAACTGCTTTCCGATGCAACCGCCCTGGAAGCCTGGCTGTACCGCACTGTTCCCAACGAGTTGCGCTTCAAAGTTGAAGATGCAATCTACAACGGTGACGGTGTTGGCAAGCCCCTGGGTATCATGAACGCCCCCTGCCGCGTGGATGTGCTGCGCTATGCAACTTCCGGCGTGGCGATCCAGGACATCGTGAACATGTATGCCCGCCGCTATTCGGGCTACAACGATTATGTTTGGCTGATCAACCAGGACGTGATGCCCCAGCTTTTGCAGCTGACCATCTCCAGCACACCGGTCTTCCTGCCTCCGGGCGGATTATCCGGTGCACCTTATGGCACCCTGTTTGGTCGTCCAGTCATAGAGGTCGAGTACGCGGCAACAATGGGAACCGTTGGTGACATCGTTCTGGCGAGCTTGAGCAATTATCAGGCGATCCAGAAGGGTGGCATTGAAGCAGCCAGCTCGATTCACGTCCAATTCCTGACGGACGAAACCGTGTTTCGGTTCGTGTACCGGGTGGATGGCGCACCGACCTGGGGCGCAGCCCTCACCCCGTTCAAGGGATCGAACACCCAATCCCCATTTGTTGCGCTTGCTACCGCAACCGCATAAAGGAGGCTGACAATGGGTAACAATCTCGTATCTTATGACAACGTTGTGATGCTGCTGGCACCGCAGGACATCGCCGGAACCGCAACCGCTTCCACCTACCTTGACCTCAAGACTGCGAATGACTGCATGATCTACGTCATGGTTGGCGGAATCACCACCGCAAGCGCAGACCAGACCGCTGGACCGGTTATCACCATCCAGGCGTCTACCGCTGCTGCATCCAACGCCACCGAAACCAATTATGAATTTCTGTACCGGCTTTCTGTGCAGTCCAGAGCAATACCTGGACAGCCCCCGCACTCGCAACCGCTGGCGTGGATTTGACCGTGACCGGGGATAACAAAATCCTGGCAATCAAGGTTGATCCTGCAGGTGTTGCCGCACTCGGCGCAGACTTCCGCTATGTTCGTGTAGTGGTGACCCCTGGCACCGGCGGGGCAACCTGTCTTGTCAGCGTCATGGCTGCAATTGACACGCGTTACAAGCAGACCACCTTCGTGTCTGCGACCTAACTCCTCCATGCTGTTCGGGGGGCGGGTACTATCACCGTCCCCCGGATAGCAAAAGGGCAATTATGCGAATTGGCAATAATCCAATGCGAGGCAAGACTATCAGCCACACCATGCCGGGTGAAGTGGCAACGGTGACGACACACCTGCCCAACCAGGAAGGCTACCACGCCCAGCGGCTTGAAGTTGTCCAGACCTGCCTGAAAAGTATGCGCAACGGCGCGCCGGGCATCCCGGTGATGGTATGGGACAACGGATCGTGTCAGGAACTGCGAGACTGGCTGCTGGACGACTACCGCCCGGACTTCCTGGTGTTGTCTGACAACGTAGGAAAGCACAATGCGCAGAAGTCCATCGCCAACCTGTTTCCGCCGGAAACCATTATCGGCTTTTCAGATGACGACATGCTATTTTGGCGCGGCTGGTGGAGTGAGAGCATTCGGCTGCTAAAAGGATTTCCCAACGTTGGCGCGGTATCCGCCTGGTATGCCCGAACTGCAACAAAATGGGGGATTGGCAGCACACTGGAATGGGCGGGGGGTGAAGCCCTGGTAGAATGCGGGAATTTCACACCGATTGAGCATGAGATTGATTATGCCCGGTCGGTCGGGCTGCAAGTTGACCCGCATATCACCCGCATATCCAGCCTGTGTGATTACAAGATCACCTATAAGGGGATGACCTGCTACGCATCGGCGCAGCACTGCCAATTTATCACCCGTGCCGGGGTGATTGGCAAATATTTCCATTGGAGCGACCAGGCGATGCTGGGGCAAAAGGAACTGGACGAGCGGGTGGACGCAGACGGTTACTTGCGCCTGACGACCTCCACCCGGCTGGCGTTGCACATGGGCAACGTCATTGATGACGAACTACGGGAACGAATAGGAGACGCATTTGGCACAGTTATGGTATAAGCCATCCCCGCCGGGCGAGGTACACGACACCCCCTGGCTGTCACCGGACGCCACTCGCTATTTAGAGAGCCTGCTGCGCCCGGATATGCACGTTCTGGAACACGGCAGCGGCGGCAGCACCATCTGGCTGGCAAAGCGGGTGGAGCTGGTGACGGCGGTGGAACATGACCCGGACTGGCACCGGGCGGTCAAGTCTGTTGCGCCTTCCAATGCCCAGGTGATTTTATGGGACAAGCCGAAACTGCCGAAACTGCATCCGCCTTATGACCTGGTACTGGTGGATGGCGAGCCGGTAGAGGAACGCGCTTACTATATCCGGGCAGCCGAAAAGCTGGTCAAGCCGGGTGGCGTGTTCGTCCTGGACAACTTCAACCGCCCCGAATACCAGGCGGAGCGGGAGTCATTAGAGAAACGTCACCGGCACCTGGAATTTAGATTCAGTTTCGGACTGTATCTAAACACACAATTTTTCTTCATCGGGCAAAAGCCATGAAGAAATTAGCAATTGTAGGAACGCACCCCCGGACGCGGGAAAATGCGCCCTGGTATGACCCGGATTATGACATCTGGGTATTCAACGAATCCCCACAAAACGAGTGGGTGAAACGATGGGACGCAGACTTCCAGCTGCACAAGCCGGAGGTCTACACAAGCCGGAATAATTTTGTCCGGGCAGATCATTGGGACTGGCTGCAAGAGAGACGGGGCAAACCGATCTACATGCAGCAGATGGATGAGCGCGTCCCCGACTGCGTGAAATACCCGCTGGATGAGATTATCGCCAGCCTGCCCGGTGCGCACCTGCGCTGGTGGAAATCCAGCCCGGCATATGCCATCGCCCTGGCACTTCACCAGGGTTATCGGGAAATTGCATTGTATGGGCTGGATATGTCCAGCGGTACGGAATACGGCTACCAATTACCAAACTTTCAGTATTGGATCGGCGTGGCATTGGGCATGGGTGCAACCATCCTGGAACTATCCAACGAGCAGTATTTCACCGGGGCATTGTACGCCTACGAAGGGGAAATCCAGATACCCCGCAGCTACTTTGCAGAGCGCGCCGAATTACACCGCCCGGC